TATATACATGGAATACATGGACCCAGATAAGTTTATAAACATCATGGTTCAAATTCGAGACATGATACCGTTAGACGATACACAACTCATCGAGATTCAAGAAATGACAGAGAAAGAAAAAACACTCATGATAATAACCATGAACGAAGTCATACGTTCTCTTGTGTATATCTTATAAGAATAAGAGTTACGTTTAATCTATAGGCTGTATAATGGAACGGGAAGTCCGTAAATGTTTCAAAAAGGGACTGGTGAGTTCCTTTCATGGATGGTCTCAGGACAAAGAAACCGAAATGGAGGTGCTACGCACATGGATTTTTGAAAATGAAGAGAGTCACGATTTTTATCATTTTCTGTGTAAGTTTTCGTTCAACACATATGAGCTGAATGACATCCTCTTTACACTTCAAGGACATGTCTTTCCGAATGTGCGTAGTATGGTCAATGCATATGCTAGAGTCGTTTCCAAAGGAATGATACAAGAGATGATTTTATTCGTGGACGATAACCTTTAAAATTGATTTAAATTATTCCATATACGTATATCTAAACATGAATCAAAGCGAGACAAAGTCGTGCGTAAAATCACGGTGTGAAACCTGTCATAAGGAATTTACGCCGTATGGATATACTCGTCATCTAAACCGTAAGGTGCCGTGTGAACCGACAATGAAATCAGAGATACGAGTCTTTCCAAAGCCCATCTTAAAGTGGGTAGGAGGAAAAACGCAACTCTTGGATACCCTTCTAGATAGCTTTCCAAAAGAGATGAAGGATTACCATGAAATCTTCTTAGGAGGAGGAAGTGTGTTGCTTGGGCTGTTGCAAGAGGTTCAACATAAACGGGTCCAAGTAGGACGCATCCATGCCTACGACTTAAACGAACCTCTGATTTATGTCTACAAGAATATACAATCGAGACCTCATGAATTATACGATGCGATACAGGCTTTGATTCATCAATTCAATACATGTGGAGAGGGACTACTCAATCGAGCTCCTACCACACTGGAAGAAGCAAAGGGTTGCAAAGAAAATTATTATTACTGGACCAGAAGATGCTACAACGAATTGGACGCAGAAGGGAAGAAGGAGATAAACGGGTCTGCCATGTTTATCTTCTTAAACAAGACCTGTTTCCGTGGAGTGTTTCGTATGGGTCCGCATGGGTTTAATGTGCCCTATGGCCATTACGCGAATCCAGAAATCCTCAACAAGGACCATCTCTTGCAAATCCATCACCTCATACAGCCCGTCCTCTTTGAATGCTGTGATTTCACAACCTCTTTGTCTCGGGTTCAGACGAATGACTTTGTCTATCTAGACCCGCCTTACGCGCCCGAGAACGATACCTCCTTCGTAGGGTATACGGAAGGAGGCTTTACGCTAGAACAACATAAACAATTGTTTCAATCCATTAAAGCATTGGACGCAAACATCATGTTGAGTAACGCAGATGTTTCCTTGGTAAGAACTCAGTTCATTGAACCCTATACCACGCTCTCTATCCTATGCAAGCGTTCGATACATTCCAAGAATCCTGCGGCCAAGGCCAAGGAAGTCATCATTAAAAACTATTAACTTATTCACGATGTATCCATTCGTCCAAGAGGTCGAAATAATTTTTCTCGGAACCAAAGAATATCGGGATGTACTCTTCCTTCAATATCACGTCCATCAATATCTTAAATTTTGTAGTCGTCGTGAACTTATTTTTTAGAAACTCGCTTACTGTTCCGGCATAATGTATCTCAAACCCTTTGCACACATACTGATACTCTTTCTTGAAACCAATGAAAGCCCACAGTTTGTCTTCGACGGACCCCGAAACACGCTGTTCCTTCTTCTCCAGAATTTTCAAAACCTTTCGACCGTCCTTATATTCCACAATATACGCTTCGTCTGGGTTCCGAATCATGTCAATGTCGTATTTCATTTTCATGTATACCTTCAATCCTTGCTGCAAGACAAAGACAATCGTTTTGTCTTCGAAGGTCTTGGTCAAGTAGAAGTCAGAGACCTTCTTGGGTTGGGCCAAGAAACTGGAACGCTCGTAACCCATCTGGAGAAGTCGTTTCTGATTGCAAGTCAACCTTTCAAATGCTTTCCCGTGAAGGTTGGTGTTCTTGCCGCCTGCGCCTGTGCCACGATTTGTCACTTTGGATGAGTTCATCTTTTTTTGTGATTCGGTTTAAGTATTTGAATGAATTCAATTTTATAATTATAAAAAATAACGTATATCCTGTCTATCTTATTAATATTCCAACTGAAATTCACATACCTCTGAATTGCGAACTTGAAAGTAATAACCAATTTGAGAGAGGAATCGGTAATCTTCAATCACTTTACGAAACCACGGCTGTTCCGGCAGTGGGTCTATCCATTCAATCGTATAGTGGATTGAACCAGTGTCTTCGGAAATCACGGTGTCAATGTAACGCCCCACATAGGCACGATTGCGTTCAAGCCAAGGCGCCACGAACATCTCAAACTGAGCCAAGGTGATACGAAAGTTTCCTGCAATGGTATTACCACGCAACGAGTCTTGGAGAGGATTAATCATCACATTGCGGTGGTCATCTTCTGACTCGAAACATCGTTGACAGAATGAACCGCCTTCCACAAGACAACCACAGACTTTCCAGCAACGGACATCTGTGACGGTTGCTCCATAATCTTCAAGCATAAAGGTATCCTGATTCGTTCCCAGAACGCCCTCAATGTCTCCGGTGTATACGCGAGGCATCTTTTACAGGAGATTCTAGATTAGAAGGTCTTCAATTTTTATTTTTTAGGTTAAAATTGACTTAGAAAAAACGCACAAGAAAAGTAAACCATGTTGGCCCAATTGAATCCTCACCCGCGAGACCGTGATGTCGAGTTTACAGAGGAAGGACACAAATATACGGTGCGAGGAAAGTCAGGATTTACGTCTTGCACTACTTGGGTAAAAAACTTCTTTCCGAAATTCAACGCGTCTGCTATCATTGACAAGATGATGGCGCGTCCGGACTGGCCTCAGAGTAAATATTTTGGACAAACCAAACAAGAGATTATCAAGGGATGGAACGACAACGGAAGGATTGCCTCGACCTATGGAACGCAGATGCATCAGGTCATTGAGGATTACTACAATGGGAAGGTCTACGAATGCGACAAACCTGAATACGCGTTCTTTCAGCGTTTTCTCGTAGACCATGACCATCTCACCCCCTATCGCACCGAGATGCGGGTCTACGACGAAGACTTGGGCTTGTGCGGCTCCATCGATATGCTCTTTCTGAACGCAGACAATACGCTAAGTATTTTCGATTGGAAATTCGCCAAAGAAATCCAATACAAGAATGATTACGGAAAGACCGGGTTCGGGCCTGCACAAGAGTTGGACGATTGTAATGTGAGCCACTACTCGTTACAACTCAACATTTATCGAACCATTCTAGAACGGAAATACGGATTCACTGTCAAGGAAATGTGCCTCGTCTATATGCACCGGGACCTTTCGGACACGTATCTAAAGGTCTATGTTCCCTCTATGGATATGGGTCCATACCTTCAGACTCTGTCTGTGCCTTAAACAAGATACATTCCTCCTTTCGTTTCGTTCCACATATCTCCTCGTATTCATTGTATAAGACCTCTCCGATACACGTATACAGTTTTCCATCGATAGTGACATTCACCGAGACCGGTTTTGCCGCCGGCTGGGATTGTAACAATCGGGCATAGGCGCGTGCCTCTTTTTCTTGTTGATACGCAATATACGCCTTGATTTCTTCAATGTCCTTGATTATTTTTTTCAAATCATTCAAGTCGAACTCTATCTCCATGCTATAAGAGATATAATCCAACAATCAAAAAATAAGAGGCATAGGTATGAATGATGAGATGTAAGACTATCCAAAAAGGATGGTCAGCAAGATAGAGAACCCACTCTAATAGAAACACAAAGAGAACGGTCACGAGACATGCTTCAAAGAAAACGACATGGAAAGGACCATAATGTAATAGAAACATAAGATACATATACATCCCGAGTAGGACACAGCATGCGATATCCAGAAGACGACTCATTCCATAACATGGATAACGCCAGTGATTGATAGATGTCATAAAAAGCGCCATAAAGAAAAGACTACTTAGGACATCATGAAAGCTATACGAAACGATAGATGCAATCAAAAAAAAGAAACTGGAATAAAAGAGAATACGAGAGCCATGGTCACAAGAAGAGGTTAGATACATCCTTCTCTTATAAGATAAAATAATTATACACTTAGAACTCGTTTGTTTAATTCGGCCAAAGGGACCCATGGAAAGGAGACATGACACTCCCAAAAAAACTTACAAAAGGATGTCTCGATAGGAAAATTCAATAGAGTCAGTTGACGATACTCTTTGGCAAGGTCGCGATAAACGGCCGGAAGAAAGGCCTCGTAATCCGAATAAGGCATCACGTAGAGTAGCTGCGTATAGACCGAGAGAGGCGACGAGGGAACATAGTCAAACGGTTCATTAAAACATGGAATGTCGTGAATGAGTGAACCAAAGAGAGGCGCCATGTGAAATTCATATCCATAGTAATAATCCTTACATTCTCCGTGATAATAAGCCAAGGTCCAATCCAACATTTTCAGGTAATTTTTACACATCTCAGATGGAGATACAGACCCGACTAAAAAAGGATAATACGCATCGGGCTCGACAAGCAAACGTTTCTCTGGAATGTCATAGAGAGGATACAGATTGAGTCGTTCCTCTGGTGTATTTGCAAAGGTCTTCAGTTTCAGTTTCCATTCAATGTTTTTCTGGATGAGTTCCACTTCCACCTTGGACAAGGCAATCCACAATTCCTTCACATTGTCCCACTGGATGTCTCGGTCCTTGACCAGCTCTTTGGAGCCGATGCTTTTGTAAATGTCCATCAAGACTGGAAGTCCTTCGTTTCGCAATTGAATCGAGGCGAAATGGGGAAGAAAATCATTTCCGCAAAAGAAACACAAAAAACAATAATTAAGCACGGCTTTCTTCAGGTCGGGTATCCCGATACACTCGCTCACTTGCACTGCAAGCTCTTTTACATCAAAGACATAATCGACATTCAATTGAATGTCTTTGAGATAACTGAAATATTTGGTTTCGCGATACAAATGAATCGGACACAAATGTCCATGTAAAAGACTGAGCATAATGAGGTCTGCGTCTAGACCATACACGAAACAGGGTTGCGGATGTTGTCTCAGATACGAAAACATCTTCTGTTCGCCTTCCCCCTCTTCGTCTGAACCACTAAAGAGAATGTGGTGTTCAAAACAGGCCTGCTTCATGAAGGCATCTAGCTCGCGCATAAAAGGAGTGCCCGGTGTAATGGCATTGGTATTCCACTCATTTTTGTTGAGGATTTGCTTGGTTAGGTAAGACTTGTAACGGCGTTGTTTCTGTTGTTTCATTTTGGCATACGGGACTACACCATCAAAGGCGACATAGGTTTTGGACGATTTGGTTTTCTGAATGAGAGCCAAGACCTTTTGAAAGACCCGGTCCTTGATACCCCCCTTCCCTTCGCGTGTATCTACATTCATACCTTCGTGTATCACGTCATAAATAAGGGAATTTGCGTCAATCAATAAAAGAGGACAAGGAATCCCCTGCATCCGTTTGATAATTTTCTTATGATGTTTGATAACATAAGAGAAGTAACTTGGAATGCCCATTACGTTGCCTTGTGAACCTTTTTTAATATCCTTTTACTATAACATGGAGAACCCCGTTCCAAAGCCTGAACCCGTCTTGCCCACTTTACCGACCTTGTTCATCTTTCTGTCGACCATCTCTCCTTTTCTGATTGTGTTGATTTTCGTCTTCATCTCTATCATCAATTCAAACATAAAAGGATTGATTTATTTGTTTGGAGTCATTATTTTATTCTTCATTACCTATGTATTTCAACTGACCCTACACAAGTCAGACGATAGTTCAAAGCACAATTGCACGATTATTCAATTCCCCCTTCAGTTATACAGCAATCCTTCTTTCAACAGTGCCCTTTTTCTTTTTACCATTGCCTACATTTCCATTCCCATGATGTTGAAAGACAGTCTCAACGTTCCTTTATTGATAGTGCTCTTATGTATATTTGCAGTCGATACCACCGTGCGAAACATGTATCAATGCACTTCACCCGTGGGGACGGTCCTCGGAGCTGTGCTGGGTATTGTATGGGGTGTGGCATGGTATTTATTGATTCAAACCAGTGCACCGAATCTCTTGTTTTACGATGACCTCATGTCCAATCGGGTCGCGTGCAGTAGGCCGACCGAACAAAAGTTCAAGTGTTCCGTGTATAAGAATGGAGAACTGTTACAAACGTTATAAGACTAGGCCCTATACAAGGATGCATGTTTCCTAAAGTATTGGTCTAACTCGTAGACCATGCGTTTTCGATGAAAGCTATACAACATCATGGTGACATTTGTATTGTTCATGTTTTCGTAAATATGGATGACATTTTTGATGACCATGGAAAGATTGAACGGCTTATAAAAAACGACATGTTCTGCATAAGATAAGGTCGTTTCTTTCTTGAGTCTTTTGTTGACGTCTTCGTGAAACGAATAGATAAAAAACCGTAACTGCTCAAGTGTAGAGATTCGCATGTATTGATGTGAATTGAAATAGGCGATAGCATGGTTACTGCACATCGGGCAGGGCAAATTCGAGATGACCACGTAAATCATATTTTTCAAGTCTTCCAAGACAGGACGTTGGATGTTATCGTCTATCTTCAAAACCATGCAATGTAAAAGGTACCACGTAGCGGGTCCCCATATCGCTCTCGACATACTAATATAAAGAGATAAAAATATGGGCATAGTAATGAATGAAACGTGCCTCATCAGTAAAGAACCCATCGAACACAAAATAACATTGCCCTGTGAACATTCGTTTGAGTATTATTATTTATTCCACGAAATCAAAGAACAAAAAAACCGTCATCTGGCCTATTTCAAATGCCCTTATTGCCGAAAAATCTATTATTCACTCATTCCGTACATGGACGTGGAAGGGGTTGAAAAGATATCCCATGTGAATTATTACTCTAGAAACATACTACCTCTGTTTGCGTGTAAACAAGCCGATTGCCAGGAACCAGCTCATCGTTACAAAACCGGGCTTTCCTGTAGGAAACATTATACCGACCCACCCAAGAACAAATGCGTGGAACGGTGTAAAAATGGTAACCCTTGTCGGTTCTATGCATTAGAAGACGGAAACTATTGCGCGAAGCATCGAAAGGTTGAATAGTTAAACGAATTTAAACAAACCCTCTTACTTTCAACATGACGGAAAAGAATGCTCTTGCGGATAAAATCCGGCATTGGCTGGAGTATGACAAAAAAATAACAGAACTTCAAAAACAAATGCGTGAACTCAAAAAAAACAAGAAACTTGTCTCGGATGACTTGTCCACCCTTATGAAAGAACGAGAAGTGGATACCGTAAGCATCACGAATGTGGGACAAATCAGCTATCAAAAGAAAGAAGTGAAGAAAGGTATCAATAAGAAATACTTGATAGAGATATTGGGACAATATTACAAGAACCCCACGCAAGCGAAAGAAGTCTCGGATTACATCTTGGAAAACAGAGAAACCCAGACTCGCGAGAACATTAAACTGAAGAAGTAGAAATAGGATAAGTATTTGAACGTAATCCTTTATAAAAATAAAAATAAAAATACATCTACAGTATAGATGGACTTTCTCGAATTCATAAAGGGTCTATCCCTTCACGGGAACAATAATACTCAAAAAAGGGTTGTTTTCTATAGTTTGGATACCTTGCATGGAAAACCGTTTGTTTATTTTACAGGGATACAGCGAGGGGATACCTTGGACGCATTTCCAACCTTTGAAACCAAAGAGGACATCACCATCAAGGGCATGCAGTTCAAGGGTATTCACCCCTTTAAACAGACCGATTATCATTTTTATGAAATTCCTGTGGTCAATCACCTAGACACCCCCACCAAACAGTGTAAAATCACGTTGTATGAAATCCTCTACATCCGACAGGTGGAAGGGGTTCCGATTGACCCGTCCAGTATCATGTTCATCAAGGCCCATTCGTTTTTATGCATTTTACGAGACAACCAAAATGTTGAGATTAAACTACCTAGCGTGTTCTATTTGTCGATACCCAAAGTGCGCGTGAAAGAACATTTGTTTTTACCTTTTGTGAATGACGGGATATTCAAAAAGGGTCATTACCTCTATACACATGAACGATGTCTCGAGATTCCCAAGGACCATCTGTTTACATTACCCAATTCGATTCATCTCACAACCAAAGGGAAGGTAATCCAAAAGAAGGGTCAACTTTATATAGAGAACGAAGAATTGGGTCCTGTTCCAGATAAAGTTGACACATATAGCACGTTTCAGGTGGAAAACGTAACCGACCAGTGGATTACACTGAAAACGTCCAAGGCCCATAAAATGAAAGAGGAATGGTGTGTGTTACGGTACCTATGTGATATGGAGAATCATTGGATAGGACCACACTTTAAAAAAGATTATGATAGTTTTTCCTACGACCAAACCTTCAAATACATCAACCCAGACCGTGTGAGATGCGTTTCTATGCGTGAATGGGCTTAACCAAAGGTTCCCGTATGCTTACCGCATCCTTAATACAAGGTTAATATAAATTTGACCAGTTCGCTACGACAAACATCATGGTCGTTCAGTTTGACGATGGCAACTTCCGGATTTTCATTCACCCGTGAGTATCTTTCCAGAAAGTCAGACAATCCAGACTCTCCAACACGGTCTTGCTGGTCGAGGTCCCCTATCACAATCAACTTAGAAGAAGCTCCGACTCGCGTGAGTAACATTTTCATTTGTGCCGGACTGGTGTTTTGAGCCTCGTCACAAATCACCAATGAATTCGTAAAGGTTAGTCCGCGACAATAAGCAAGTGGCGATAAACGAATGGTCTCCTTTTTCAAGAGGTCTTCGATTTGATTCGCCGTGTAATATTCTTTGAAGAGGTCCATGTAAGACTCGATCCATGGAGACATTTTCGACCGAATATTTCCAGGTAGATATCCCATGTCTTCCCCTTCCACTGCCACCAAGGGCTTGGTAATGACGATTCGCTCAACGGTTCGTTCTTTCAATTGTTCCATGGCATGTCGACA